TAGTGGATTCTTAAATACACTTCGTGATCCTGAACTTATATTTCAGTCAAAAGTTAGATTGTTCTTTGAAAATAAATTATTAATGTTACGAAACAATAATAAAGAGATTTGGTTTAATACCTCGTCTAATAAGAAGAAGATGTGTTCAGTTCCGTTTGGAGAGGACCCATACTTCATGGCAGAGAATTTCTTAAAGAGCGATGAGGGATTAGATGCATTAAAACTATTAGAATCAAATTTGGTTTAGGTTGATTTGTTTTGATTACGTGGTTAAAGGAGGGCTTTTACGCCCTCTTTTTTTTTCTTATATTTGTAGAATGATAAACTCTGTAAGGAACACAGTCTTGTCTATACTGAACAAGAACAACTACGGTTATATATCGCCATCAGATTTTAACTTGCTTGCGGCAAATGCTCAGATGGAATTATACGAAGAGTATTACAGCAACTACAATAAGGATGTTAACATGGAAAATGCCCGTATGTCAGGATCTGACTACGCTGATATTTCAAAACCATTAAGAGAGGTACTAGAATCTTTTTTGGTTACTGACTTTCTTTTTCCTGTGTACTCACCTGCGGGAAGTTTACTTAATAAATTTTATACTCCATCTGTTATTACTACGGGTAATGATTATTACATGTTGGAGAACGTGCAGTGTTATACAAGTCAGTTAGCAATAGGAGCAACTACTTCAGTTGTAGCGTTTCAATTAAATGACCTTACAGCTAGTTTCCTTTCTAATGGTATAAATCCCGGTGACATAGTTGTTAACATAGTTACTAATCAAAGTACAACAGTTGATGCGGTAATTAGTAATACGACCATAAACATTAATGATGATATATTTACCAACATTGGTGATGACTACAGGGTTTATTCATCTTCAGTTTACGCTGAGGCAGAGAAGACATCCCCTGCTAAAACAAACTTATTGAACATGTCTCCGCTGACAACTCCAAGCTCTATGTTCCCAATATATGAGTTGACAGGAAATAATTTAACTCTTTATCCGACAAGCATAAAGGGATACGGAGCAGTTAAGGCAATTTACTTTAGGTATCCGAAGACACCAAAATGGACCTATGTGACATTGGTTAGCGGTGAGCCTGCATTCGATCAATCTCAACCTGACTATCAGGACTTTGAGTTACCAAACGAGGATGAGTATAAATTAGTTACTAAGATACTTGAGTACTGTGGTATAGTGATAAGAGAGGTTGAGGTTTCTCAATTCGGTGCAGCACAACAACAACACGAACAACCATCATTCAGTCAACAAATATAACGCATGGCATATATATCACAATATCAGTATTACGAGAACAATGGTAACACTCCGGTTGATGCCAATTGGGGGTCCTATCAGTATGTTAGCCTGAAGGATATTGTAACAAATTTTTTGTTGATGTATTCAGGTAATCATTCTTTGGTTAATAACGAAGAGAGATACAGGATTTTGTTCCACGCCAAGCGTGCAATTCAAGAGCTTAACTACGATGCTTTTAAAGAAATCAAAGTTTTAGAATTAAGTGTATGCGATTCATTGAGATATGTTCTTCCATCTGACTTTGTTAATTGGGTTAGGATTTCATTGTACAAAGACGGATGGCTTAGACCTTTGACTGAAAACATTCAGACACTGTCCTCAAGAGCGTATCTTCAGGATCAGAACTGCAACATACTATTCGATCAGAATGGAAACGTATTAGAACCTCAGTTCTCAAACATTGACTACGATCGTATACATGGAACTAAAAAGAGTTTATATTTAAACCAAGGCAATCAGTTCAATGGTCAGTGGGGTTGGTGTGTTGATGGCGTTTGGTATTTTGATTATACCATAGGTGGCGCTTATGGTTTAAATACTGAGACCGCCAATTTTAATCCTACGTTTAATGTAGATAAGAAGGCGGGAGTAATAAACTTTGACTCTAATATGGCAGGAGAGACATGTATTTTAGAATACATCTCTGACGGAATGGAGAACGGAAACGACTCTCTAGTTAGTGTCAACAAGTTGTTTGAACAATATATATACGCTGCCATTAAGTACGAAATTTTAAACTCTAAATTTGGGGTTCAAGAATATGTTGTTAACAGGGCGAAGAAGGACAGGACCGCTTTGCTTAGGAATGCCAAGATCAGAATGAGTAATATTCATCCGGGTAGGTTGCTTATGAACCTTCGGGGGATGGATAAAATGATAAAATAAAAATGACAAAACTTACAAGAACTTTTACTTCGGGCAAGATGAACAAGGTTGTCGACGAACGCCTTGTGCCAAATGGTGAATACATTGATGCCATGAACGTAAGGATGGGTTCTACTGAGCAGTCAGAGATTGGTGTAATAGAGAACACTAAGGGAAATCTTTCATTAACATCGTTGATGTTTGCAGGTTCTCCGCTAAGTACTAGTGCTAGATGTATAGGTGCAATTGAAAGTAGTGCAAAAGAAACAATATATTGGTTTGTTCATGATCCTAGTTTTTCTCTAACTGCAACAGGTAAGTTGGATATGATAGTTTCATTTAACACACTTAACAATGTGTTGACTTACCATGTTATAAGCACAGACGATGGTGGTGGTATTAACACTACATTGAACTTTAATCCGCAGTATTTAATCACAGGAGTAGATATAATTGAGAATCTTTTATTTTTTACTGACGACTACAATCAGCCAAGGTTTATAAATATAAAAAGAAACTATCCTTCACCTGTTGGTTTTATAGATCAGTTTAGTGCAGAATCTATTCTTGTTATAAAGAAGCCACCTGTTGAGTCTCCATCAGTCTCTCCGTTCCAAACAGTTGGAGAGGAGAACTACATGGATACAAGGTTCATATCTTTTGCTTACAGATACAGGTATGCTGACGGAGAATATAGTGCAACGTCTCAGTGGTCTGAGATTTCATTTGTTCCCGGTCCGTTTAATTTTACTCCTGATAGTTATTTGAATAGCGGGATGGAGAACACCTGTAACTCAGCTATTATAACATATAATTCAGGCGGTCCATTAGTTGTTGGTATTGACTTGCTGTTTAAGCAGGCCGATAATAACATTATTAAGATTATTGAGAAGTTAGATAAATCTAATTTAGGATTAGTAGACAACACTGACTATACTTATTCTTTTAGTAACAGCAAGATATTTACTGTCCTTCCCGAATCTGAGTTGTTGAGATTGTATGATAATGTTCCAATTTTAGCGAAAGCTCAAACCATAATGGGTAACAGGTTGATGTATGGTAACTATGTTGAGGGATATGATCTGATAGACAAGTATGGGTCTCCATTAAAGCTAGAGTATTATACGGATTTAATATCAGATCCAATAGGCATAGAGTCTGTTTACAGTTATATTTCACCATCAGATTATTATATAGATGGACTTCAATCAATATATAATTCATTTTTAAATATTGACCTTAATGGTATATCATTAGTTCAGGGTAGTTCTTTGAATATTAGTTTTAAGTTTAAGCACAATTCATTTTCAGGAGCAGGACCGTATCCTACGGCAACCACTCCTAGTACAAATATTTTATTTTCAATATACCTTCAGAACACTTATCCTGACGTATATTCGTTGGTAACAAGCACAGAGTTTCAGGATGTTATTGGAACTGCTTTAAATATAAAGCCTGTATACTCTCCGATTCCGGGAGCTGAGACATCGTGTGATGGGTTTAAATTAACTGATAGAGTTAACTGTTTAATACCAACAAATCTAGATACATTAACAAAATACGAGAGTGGTATAACGGCTGTTAATCAGCCAATACTTATTGTTCCTCCTAGCATGATGAGTCCAACTGTGTTTGGTCTTCAGATCATAGCAATGAAGTTTGTTGACAATGTTACCACTCCTACTCAGGATGTTTATGAATACTATGAGATTGAGTCAGCAACTGTTTCATTTCAGAAGGTAGCTACACCAAAGAGTTTGCATAGTAATAGAGGTTATGAGATTGGTATTGTTTACATGGATGAATACAATAGATCTACTACAGCTTTGGTTAGTCCAAATAATACTGAGTACGTTCCGTGTTCTTATTCTCCTAATCAGAATTCTATTCAGGTAACTATACCAACAGCTCAGATTGCTCCTGCTTGGGCAAAGAGATATAAGTTTGTTTGCAAGGCTGACTTAGAAGGATACGATACTATTTATAGTTCGTTTAGTTTTAAGGATCCTAATAGTAATAATACATATTTTTTATTAGAGGGAGAGAACACAAGGAAGGTAAATGCAGGAGACACATTAATTGTTAAGGCTGACACCATAGGTGTAGTAACAGATTGTGTTAGTGTAACTGTTCTAGAGAAAGAAGCTAAGCAAGCGGGATTTATTATTGGATCAGGAGCTCCGCAGGGAGTATATATGAAGATAGCTGCAAACAACTTTAACACTTCTCAACCTTCTAATTCAATAATTAGTCCCGGACAACAAAGTGGCTCT